TATTTCTTTCCCAGTTCCATCATTCCATGCTTCTCTAAATGATTTAGCGATTGAATGAAATAAGTCTAATATTCTGTTCAGCCCATCAAATAGAGATTGGATTAAGGCAGTTCCTCTACCATCTTCATTCCATGCTTCTTTAAATGCTTTGGCTATATCGCCGATAATGTTAAGCACATCCGCAAGTAAAATCAATATATTTTCAATAAATAACTGACCTGTTCCATTTGTCCAGACCTCCATAAAGGATTTACCAATTGAACCAGCTAATCCGATAATTTGGCCTAGAGCATATTTCCAAGAGTCCATGACATTTTGCCCTTGATTTTTCCATGCGTCTTGAAACGGTTTGAAGAAGTCTTTCATGACATTTTGAATGTTCTTCATCCAAGCAGGAGTTGAATAACTACCAGTCGCAGCCCCAAAATCAATACCTGGAGCTTTTGTATCTTGCCCTTTGTCAGTGTCATCATCAGTTTTATCTTGCAAACCAATACGATTAATTTCATCAAAGCCCATAAGCGATCGTTGAAGCTTATCAACTTTTTTCTGTGCTTTAGTCGCTGATGAACCTGTATCATTCATGGCCTGAACATTATTATAAAGACCCTCAGCTCCTTTTTTAGAAGCTTGGTAAGTTGTACCAAACAACTGAGAAATGAACGCTGCAAGCTGTCCTGTCAACGTAGCAATAGCGCTCATCATAGCGTTAATTGCAGGTAAGATGGCTGTATAAATAGGGTAGAACGCAGTCATTAAATTAACTTTAATCTGATTAAGTGAATTTGAAAACTGATCATTTGTCTTTAAAGCACTCATCATTCCGCCAGCTAATTTACTTATTGCTCCACCAATTAATTGATAAACAATTAATGAAGGCAACAAATATTTCATAGACTGAAGAAATGCATTGTTACCCATAGACATGCTACGAGTGCCTTGTGTTACTTTATTTGAATTTCTTGAAAAGAGATTTCCAAATTTATCTAATATCCCAAATGAATTTTTCAATCCATTTCCAATTCCTCCAGCACCGTGAGAAATGGAGTTTGACATGCGGTTGAACACTCCGCCATATTTAGAAACAGCACGTTCAGATTGTTTCAATCCTGAACCTGTCATAC